ATGAAGAAAAGAATAGTTTCGACTGTTTTGGGCCTTGCAATTTTTGCCGGAACCAGTCTGATATCTAACCGTGCCGAAGCAAAAGGTTATGGTGAAGCAGGTTGTGGCTTAGGTGTCCACGAGCGTTACCCCCGTCGGGAATGTGCACTAAAAACGTTACTGAATTTCAGTTCTTTTAAGTTTATTTCGGAAAATACGTGGGTTTAGCGAGATTTCTAATAATAAATTATTATTATACATAGTAAAGAAAAACGAAAAAGTTCAAACAAAATTTAGGAAACGCCCTTGTTCCCAAGGACGTTATAAATATAAATCTAAGATGTTGAAGCGTTTCCACCACCAAGTGATAATAGTTTTGAAATGAATGGTATTCTAATCTTGCCTTTAATGATAAAGATTAGTACGAGAATTAACGCAATTCCAATCATCAAAATTATAGTGAACCATCCAAGACTTTGAAGTCCATCGCCCCAACCAGCTTCACGTTGAAGAGACGCGTTTTCTTTCTGCGTCTTCTTCTCTCCTTTGATTGCTGCCCGCGCATTTTTATCCCCCGCTTCGATGGAATCGGCGGCGGCATTCAGGAGATTGCTGACTCTTTTGTCTCCCTTCTTGGATTGTTCTTTTGCTTCCTCTCGAAGAACCTTCGGCATTCCTACGGAATCAGGTGTCTGAGCTATGACTGTTATACAAGTGTTCAATGTGATAAGATAGAAAAGGATCAAAATGAAAAATTGAATTCGGTTCATTGGAATTCCTCCGTTCTTTCTTCTCTTTCGTTCTCAGGTTTTGCATGTCCAAGTCCGGATCTTTCGAAAACGCCTTTCACAATTTTATTGTAGAGTAGTATCGTTGCGAGATAACAAACGAAAAGGCGAATTGCCTGATAGGCCGCAAGCGTCCATCCTGGAAGAATTTTGCAAATCTCTTCTTTTACAGAATCGAATGAGACGCAGTACGTAAAAACTTCCGGCATTGTAATCCAATAGAAAATGTTATAGGGAATAGCGATTAACGTAGCAACAAGGAACACAACGAGTTTCTTGTTGCTTAGTAGGAAATGATGAGGAAGATTTCGAAATAAGATTTGTGAAACAGTCAAAACGAGACTCATATAAAATCCGTTTAAAAAGACCGTGGGGAGAAGTTCAGTAATAGATTCGATCATGTATGTGCAACCTTCCTTATAACAGTCCTTTTGCTTTTAAGAATATTTCGGGATCGGTTTCTTTTTTCCAATCTTGAGCTTTCTCATCCCAAGGCCAAACTTCGAAATGCAGATGAGCACCTAAGCTGTATCCGTAGTTCCCAGATTTTCCGATCAGATCGCCTGCGCTAACTTCATCGCCCTTCTTAACTTTAGGATCCGTGTGTTTGAACTTATAAAGGTTTTTTGAATGAACACCGATTCCGATAATGAACGGAGTCCAGGCACGATCTTCCGGAACTTCACCTGATTTTACCAGGTTGACCCAGGTGTTTTTTTCCCAACGGAATTTTACTGGATACTTCCGATCTCTCCCAAGAACGGTTTTGATTATGCAGTCTTCGGGAGCAAATACATCATTATATCCCCCAAGATCGATTCCAAGATGGAATTGCTTAGATTTCTTCCCATCGATATTTAAGTATCGCCATCCGTATTTCGAGGTGATATGAGGATTCGAAACTGGCAAACGAAAGATAGGATCTCGCTGAATGGGTATGTTCGAAATCGAACCGAATACCTCTTCCCTTGAAATTTTCTTTTTGTTTGCCAAGGCAATCGAAGATTCATTCCAATAGTTTTGATTAGTTTGAATTGCTTTTAGGCTTAGGAATTTCCGGATAAGCGGAATAAGAATGTTTAGAATTTGTAAGATCATTTTGAGAATCCTCCGTTTTGAAACTTTGAGTGAATTTTGTGGAGGAGTTCTTTTTGTTCGTCGAATTTCTCGTCAAACTTGGTATCAAGTTTTTCGATTCGAGTTTCAATCATATCTAATCGCTTATCAGTGGTCGAAGTGGTTTGCTTTAATAAACCGATTTCCAGTGCATGCGATTTTTCTAATTCCATCATCCGTTCAGAAAGTCGATCTGTCTTATTACGATCTTGAAGCGAATGATATTTACATTCTTCTTGAACTTCTTTGATCTTCAATTCAGTATATTCTCTCTGTACGTCTTGGGCTTTAACGATCTCGTCTTTTGCTTCCTTTCGTATTAAATATAAAAAGAATACTGATAATAGAGATAAGAGAGGTAGGTATTTAAGAATCTCATCCATTTAGGATGGTATCCTGTAATCGTTCAAAGGGAACAATTTTAGAAAAGTTCGATGTCTACTATGTCTGTTCTTTTCTTATTTTGATTCTTTGTTCTAATTTTTCGTAATACAACCCAATTCGTTTTGTCTTTAAGAAATCAGGAAGATTTTCAAATTTTCCAGGACGCCAACCTTTCCGGAACATCTCCTCGCAATGATTCATCCACTGATCTTCGAAACGGGCCATTCGGATCGCTTCCGATTCTGGTGAATCAAATTGTTTTTTACAATGTGGGCATTCTATTTTATGATCCATCAACATTTTCTACTCAAAAGTTTTACGGGTTTATCTACTTGTCTGGCAAGGCTTACCCTCGATGATTTGTCAATTCCTGATTGAAACTCATTATTCCATATATTAAGATTTTTATTATTAGATTTTCGTAAATTTACATAATTCTCGTCCTTAAATTTTTCTATCGCAACTTGGTCTTCATTTTTGATTCGAACGATAGACGATTTCTCTTCTATTCCCCAGTGTTCAGAGGCTTCTTGGAGTCGTGTCGCGATTCCATATGAAAATCCCTCTAAAAAATTAGTTTGGTTTTGTTTAGGTGCTAACGCCAGAGCGACGTCGGATAAATATTGAAACATCAGTTGAGTCGTTTCGACATTTACTTCTCTGCCGAGAATAATAAACGAAGCGGGCCACGAATGTTTTAAGATGATACTACAGAAATTAGATTTAGCGATAGCGGCAATTAGGAATCTTTGCCAATGGCGAAATCGTCTTTTGCCCGTTGGTAAATTATATTCAATGATAGCGCCTCTTTCTAATTCCGTCGCTTCAACATTATACTTTTGAATCAATTCAGACGCTTGCTTTGCCGCGCTTTTCGCCTCGTTGGCATTCGGAGAACTGGAAAGTGCGAGAAGTTTGTTTATTTTATCAAGAATGGATTTCCTGTCAGTATTCATTTGGAAAACTCTGATTTTGTTTCTTCTGCCTTAAAATCAATTGCTGCTTGAGTTACTTCTTTTTCGTAAAAATCAGGATTCTTTAAAATATCCAAAACTCCCTGCTGAAATTCTTCTTTTATATCAGCGTCTTTTAATGGATAGTTTTTATCATACCAAACATCCATTGCAGAGATAAACGCGGACCGCGCTTGAAGTATGAACGAAATCAGAAGAGTCGTGTTGTCGATAACGTCCTCGGAAATTTTTGGTTCGATATATTTGAATTCGATAGGAATAAACACTTTTATCCTTATACCTTCTTAAATACTTATTGATGCATCGTTAATCTAGTTCCGATCAAGACATTCGATCATCGCTAACGCAACAGCTGCAACCTGTATCAGTTCCTCTCTGTATTCGGATAGATCATTCTTGCCATCATATTTGAAATGGGTTTCAAGTGCGGCTTTGCTAACTTCTCCCACCTCTTCAACAAGGATTGCGCACCATTCAATAGGGTTGTGATTTTGTTCTCCCCACTTCTGATCTTGCTTTTCTCTTTCTCCGAGAATTTCTTGAATGATCTTTTCTTTCATATCAAACTCCTTATAGACTGAATGTTTTTAGAATGAATGCGGTTAAGAGTAATCCGATCAAAGATCCGAAACCTGCGCCGGACGCATATGTGATTCGATCTCGCAAGGTTCCAAACGCGATCTTTTGGACGTTCCATGTCCATACAAAAGAAATGAGTCCTCCCACGAAAAAGACCGCAATGTATTTCTCTTTGCTTATGAGATAAGTATTTACGGCAACTAAAAAGACTTGGACAAAGCCAGTGGTAAATAAGCCAAAACGGGATTTCCAAATAAAAGACGCGATGATTAAAGCAAAAATTCCTAAAACCGTCCAAACGGCCAAAGTTCCAGCTATCGTGTACATCATTACTAATTCAAAAATTTCAAAACTACTCATATTAAACTTTCCTAAATAAGCAAATTACTCTGTATTCGCAAAAGAGATTATCTTCATTTTCTTTTCTTCGCTTCTGTTTTGAAAAAGGAAAATATATCCTCTCTCCAAATTATCGCTATGAGCAATAAAGCCAAAATAACCAAAACACCCCAGACAACCAGCGTTCCGGCGATTGTGTACATAATTACCAATTCAAAAATTTCAAAACTACTCATATTATACTTTCCTAAATAAGCAAATTACTCTGACTCTATGATTCGTTGAAATTGAAAGATAAATTTTTCCCTCAAGCATCCACTTATCTCCCGCATACTGCGGAACTACTTGATCGAGCCAAACAAGATGTCCTCCCATTTCAAGAGATTTCCAGGCTTCCATGAGAACTTTACCTCTATTTACCATTAAGAAACCGTAATGTTCAGCGTCTTCTTTCGTATAAGGAGGATCCGCCAAAATTAAATCGAGCGAGTGGCCGATGAACGCGCGGACATACGAGGAAAGAAGTTCGGCGTCACCAACGATTTCGGGATTCAATGCGGAGTTTTTATCCATCCTTAGATACTTACCTGGCGGAGTTTTTCCGCTAAACAAATGAAGAACTTTAGATTTATCCGGAAACATCGGTAAGAGCCGTTTTAAGTATTGCTCTGGATAAGCTCCGTGGTAGTCGGAAGTGTTTTTATAGTTTTGCCCGAGCTCCCACTCTCCGTATAACCTTTCTTTGAAAACGTGAAGCGGCGCGTAATTCGGAAAGGACTCGTTATAAAGTCTTGCCCGATCTTGAATCTTAAGAGTTGATGTTTCGGAAATCATGAAACCTTCCTTGTTTCCGATTTGAAACTAGCTACGACGGTTGTTCTACAACCTCCAGCATGATACGGAGGCATCTGATTTCTCAAAAGGCTTGTAATCTCATCACCAGATTTTGAAGCAATGTCGAATTGTCTTAGTTCTGATTCTGATGGATTCTGTCGATCCTTCCAGAAATATTCCCGAGTCGGATCATCAGCTAAAAATTCTCGCACGTAATTTACGCAAGTCCGAACTTCGACAGTCTTTCCGTTCATATTCTTACAAATGTAAGATGTATGATCATCGATCACGGCCACGATCTCGAGTCTTTTGATTCCTATTTGTTCGAATCTTTCGGTACGGGAAAAATTCCGGGATCTAAGAATTTGTCCTCTTACAATGTCGTCTAACTTGCTTCTAAGTTTTGCTTTCGGATCTATTATGGTAGGAGTTTCGCCTTCTTTCTTCTTGCCTGGTTTTTCTTTCTGCGCTGGACCTAGTAATTCATCTTGAAGCCTACGAATCACTTGATCAGTTGAACCGGACTCCACCGCCTCTCGAATCGCATTTTCTATTTTGTTTATATCATCCTTACGATTGAATTGTTTACCTATATCGAACTTATATCCTTTATCAAAGAAATCTAATATGTCTTTGTTTGCTTGAATCCTAAGAGGATTCGTTTTTGAATTCGGGTTATTTATATCCTGTCCAGCGTCCCAGGCTTTCGAAATTGTTTCCTTCCATGCTTTTGCAGTTTCTTCCGGAAATTTGCTTCCAAGTTCTTTTTCTAAAACACCCCAAATCGTATCAATTGCATCAGCTTTATTGATTCCCTTTTTAGAAATCTGATTCAGAGCTTCATTGACACGATCTTCGTAAGAAGAAAAGAATTGAGAAACGAATGCTTCTTCGATGGAGGCATAAACTTCTTTTTCTTTTTTCGTCCACGCGCCAAGTTCTACAAGAGAGTCAAGGTCACCGCAAACATGAGAGGTTTGTTCAAACTGCTTACTCATCAGGACTTTTTTTTTACTCTCTAAGTCTGTGTTTTCCGAGAAAGTAAATCCAGCGTCGGTTTGCGTTTCTAACTTTTCCGAATCAAACCATTTGTCTCGTCCTAAGAGTTTTGCACCATCCTCGGGACTGATCGCACCCGATTTCACCATAGCAAGAACGAGCTGAAAATCTGCGTTCTCAACCTGTTTTTCTGTCAGCTTTGCTTGTGCATCAGAGAGAGGATCTAAGGAAATTGATTTCTTGCGACTTGCATCTATAGATTGAAAACGATTTCCTTTAAGCAACTGATCGAGCGTGATTGCTCTGATCAAGAGTTGAATAACTGGATATACATAGTTCCCAAGTTTTAGTAGAAAAAACTTTCCTGCGACTTTTATATAGGTCTCTGTGACTGAATAAGATCTTCCAAGGAGAGCTAAATCGATATCGGCACCGGAAGAAATTTGTTCTTCAATGTAGCGAGAAATTGCTTCGAAGCCTCCGGTTTTAGAGGCGTCGGTTAAAGTATGGTGATCGACCGTCGTATCGTCGTAGGTGGCGAGAAATCCACTCTGAGAATTTTTTTCAAAAGATTGTTTTGCTTGCGTTAAGAATTCTTTGGATTGGTTTTCGTACGTTTTGGCGTCTGTCCCTGGAAGGAGTCGAGGTCTTTTGAATTTTGCAATGATAAATCCTAAGAGCCCCCACTTATTCAAAGTCTTATCGATATTGTCTTGAGTTTTGAATTGAGAATTGATCCATCGAACAACGGAAAGAAAGGGAGGAATCGCATACGGAGAATCTTCTTCTCTCTCGATTGCTTCATAAACATATTGTTCTTCGTTAAGCCGGTTGTAACCGAACTTTCCTTTTTCGTATGGAACAAAACGAACGATGTTGTTCGCGTCGATTTCTTTTTGAATATAACTTTTTCAACGGGAATGAGACGAATTTCAGCCACTGAATCAAGATTTAAGGACGGCACAATTTCAGCGGATAAAGCTCCGGTTGTTAAAATTTGTCTGAGAAGGTGATTCGTGATTCCAGGATGCTTTTTAAAGAATGTGTCAATGTCAGTTTGAATCTTCTTCTTACCGTTTTCATCAGCATCTATCTTCCATTCGATTCCAGAATTCCCAAGAGTAAGCGATCTTTTTACTGCTTGGGAAAGGTCGGGAAAAGCGATCACGAGTTTTTTAATTAGTGAAATCGATTCCAATGGAAACGATGGATTTACATCCTGAACAAAAAACTCAGTCTCTTGCCTAAAATCTTTCAGGTTTTTGGAACTTGCGGCAAATTCCATTGCTGTAGACGTTCCAAAAAAATAATTTGCCCATCTTTCAAAAAAGTTCATTATGCAAAACCTCCGTATCCGGATCCGCCGGATCCCGTTCCCGAAGTTTCATAAGCAATTCTTAATGAATTGAGAGCCATGCCGTAATGGTTCGGAACTTTCTTTTTGAATGACCAGAGGGATTTTCCATTTTCATCTTCTCCTTTCTCTCGAACGAGCATCGTAAGATGAAATTTGAATTCTTCGTATGCCTTGAGATCCGACTCGGAAAGTAAAAGTGGATTAGGAAATATAAAGAGTCCGGCTTTGATTGCGTCGACCGTATCTTGAAGAGAATCGTCTCGGTTTACGTTTATTACACCGACCTCATCCGCTCCAGGAACGACCTCGGAATTTTCCCGATATTTTTTCGTGAAGTATTGAATCTTTAAATTTTCCGGAAATCGGAGAGCCATACGTAAAGACCAATTACGATTCGGCAAAGCATCGATATTTCCGTTTAACACGCTAAATCGAGTTACTTGTTCTGCGTAACGTTCTTCGTCTAAGATACTTGCTTTGTAAAGTCCGATGATTCGGATTCTTCCATCGAGTGTAGGTTCACCAAAAACGCCGTGGACTGTATCTCCTTGGTCTGCACCGTGGTAAGTAAAATATGGGGAGTGATCCTTCAGTCCTTGGTCCCCTTCCCATTTTTGAATTTCATCTATCTGTAAAGGTTGCTCTTCGTCTGAACTAGAAGGCCAACCGATAATAGAAATCGTAAGGTTTTTACGCTTCGCACTCGTTACTGCGCCAAGAAGTTTGTTATAGATAAAGAACGGATTTCTCGGCGTAAAGAGTTGAGAGCATTGATATCCGCGACGATCGGATTTAGTTTTCGCAACGTATTCTCCTTTTTGATTGTCGAGTTTGCGGCTACACTTTTCGCAAGCGTAAAATACATTCGATGAGCTCGGATTTCTTAGCGCCTCTTTATCATCGAAACCGAATATACTGATCGGCTCTTTTAACCAACGCTCTACTAAGTTTGTCCAATGACCGCAAGAAGGACATTTTAAAAGACGAAATCTTTGATCGGAGCGTAGAAATTCCGCGTGGATCCCAATGTTTGGAAGTGATGGCTGTGAACCAAGCATCATCCAATTCAATTTTGAAGCAAGAAGTCGGTCCCCGACAAACTCGATATTTTCCTCGTCGTGTTCATCAACTTCATCGAGCATTACGATATCCAAGTCGACTGTCTTTGTTCCACGTTTTGTCCACGTACCGCGCATTACGAGCGTAGCTTTGTCGATTTTTTTGGTTCTCGTATTGTCTACGTTGGAGTCGTTAAGATGTGGCTTTAGAATCGGGCATTGATTGAGGAACGGTTCAACACGGTCCTGAACAAAGTCTTTCATCGAGGTATCGTCTGGGAAATAAATTCCAGCTTTGTAACTGGATCGAAAAATTTTCCAGACGAGTCTTGCTAAAGCCCAAACTGAATATCGATTTGTGCCGCCTTTAGGAATATAATATACGGGTGATCTTGTGACTCTCTGCAAATATCTCTCCAAAATGAATAACCATCGAAACTGTAAGGGATAAGATCATCGTCGCCTTTTACAAAAACGTTTTGGGTGAGGAATTCTTCCATCGTACCTTCACGTTCGGTAGATGATTTTCCGATGAGGTTGTCGAGTTCTTGAAAGAATTCTTCCTGAGCGTTTTTGTTTTAGTCTTCGCCATCGGTAAGCTCCGGTAAGAATGCGATATCGATGTCTTTCATCATCGAAACTTCACGTTTGATATTTTCTATATATTGAGAAAAAACTTTGGATGTGCTTTAAGAAACGTATGTAACGCAGGAGTGTCTTTGATTGCTCGGTGGACACCTCGAGCAACTTCAACGGGCTCCACTCGTTCTTTCTCTTTTCAAGCATACGCTCGATGTCGTTCATCAATCCGCGAAAGGTGTTTAACGCACCTTCGCCGCTTTTGAATGCTATCGATAAACTTCCATCTTCGTTGAAAATTTGTTTTTTGATCGCCTTGAATGTGCGGACCGTGTTCAGACGTAACGTAGTAAGGCTGATTTCAGCTTCTTTTAAAGCTTCATTTCTTGCGTTTAAGAGCGCTTCTCACGATCTTGCAAGGCTGTCGTTCCAGTTGTTTCATCAACTTTGGAAAGCCAGTTGCGAATGGTGTTTGCAGTGATTTTGGGATAATCAGGTTTTAGGGCGGCTCTGATCTGCTCCGGATTGTATCCAGAGATTACACTAAGGTTATACGCCCGACGTTCCGCTGCTTTAGGATAAGACATAGGGGAACCGTATTCCTTTTCGTCGATTGTTCCAAACAGAAATCTAAAGCTCTGTCCCCTATGTCTTTCTTTTCACGCCGCCTCTATATCTGCGTCCGCAGAAATTTCGTCTTCGAGTCGAGAAGGTTTTATGTAAAGGCGCTCTTTTTCTTCGTTAATTTCAACACCTAACTTTGTTTTGTTTTGCGCGAAGCGGTTCTGCAAGAATTGCTTCTTTGTTAAGTTCGATTCTCACACGAATAAACACGTTTGATAACTTCGCCGCCCAGTCATTGAAACGCTGTAATAGTCCATTCGCGGCAAGGATCTTTTCAAAAAATTTGGCGGTTCCTTTTGTTTTTACGGATGCAGGAATCTTTCGAAACTGAATCGATCCTGAAATCATCTTACACGTTTTGAGATTTGGATCCGGAAAATTCTTCCCGATTCTTCTTTACGAAAAACGCGACACCACTTGTGACATGTTCAATTTTAGATTGAACCGGATACAATACTTCTTCGAGTTCAGATCGAATCGCTGCAATCTTAGATTCGGCTTCGTTTACAAGTCGATCCTTCTCAAGCAT